CCGCCGTGCCCTCGGTGCCCTCGAGCCCGATCTGGACGCTTTCTGTGACCTTTGCGCGATCAACCATCGTAGAGACTCCTTATGCCGGCTGGACGATGAGGTTGTAGTAGCCACCGAGGCTTCTGTACTCGACGCCCTGCTCGAGCCAGCGGCCCTGATCTTCCTGAGTGCGGACCGATGAGATGACCCGGCCGTCGGTCGTGGTCCCGTTCGCCCGATGCAGTCGGTTGTCCACCTCCGTCGCGATGGTCTTGAGGGCCACCGTGGACCGCCCACGCTTGACGACCCGCACGAGGAACGCGAACTCGGTCCAGATGCGCTGCGCCGCGACCTCTGTCACGTCCAGCCCCGGGGACAGGAGCTCGAACTCGATCCAGACCGAGTCGGCCGTCGTTGCGCCCTCCGGGGCCTGGTCTTCATAGGCGTCGAGGACGCCGCTGATGGCCGGACTGGTCAGCTTCCCGTACATCCACAGAGTCGCCTCGGGATAGGCCATGAAGCCGCTCATGCGAGTCGATCCTCGAGATGCATGAGCCGCTCGACGAACAGGGGCCGCTCGACGGTGACTGCCGGGACGAGGAACGGGTCGGCCGGGATCGCGTAGTGGCCGCCGCCCTTGCCGATACTTGCGTTCGTCCGCACAGACCCGACCTCGACCGCCTTCGCGAACGTGTGGTTCGGGTCCTTCGCGGTCGGGTCCTTCGCCTTGAAATCGACCCGGCCGGTGATGGTGATGTCCGTTCCGCGGCGGCGATAGAAGCGTGTCTTCATGGACCGCTGGAGGGTGCCCGGCGCGATGTCGGGACGACCGTTCCACGAGCCGTGTGGACGGCCGCGCGACTCGCCCTGCACCGGCGCGATCATCGCCGCATACCGGCCGAGCTCGAGCGTTGTCTCGATGACGATGTCGGACACGGCCACCGGCCATGCCTTCATGATCCGCGGGAAGTCGTTGAAGAACTCCTGGCGTCCGGGCTTCATCCGGATCTCGCCGATCGGGTCCTGCCGGGAGCGCTTCGGCCGCCCGCCGACGCCTGCCATCGCCATCACCCGGCCCCTTGGTTCAGGAGCTTCGTGGACACGCGCACATCCAGCCCCCAGGACCGCGGTGCGAGCGCCTCGACGACCTCGAATGCGCGGCCGGCGTGCGTGATCCGGTAGCGGGGGTCGACCACGGTTCCCGCGGGGAGGGTGCAGATCCAGAGAGACTCCTCGACAACGCGGGTCGCTTCGACGATCTCGGCCTCTTTCGAGGACCGCGTCAGGCGCAGCGGGCTCATCCGGCATGCGACGCTCGTCGTGGTCGTGCTGGAGACGCTCTGACCGCCGGCGTGGTCGGTCGCGAGCACGTCGAGGCTGAGCACGCAGGTATCGGGGAGTGAGTCGGTGAGTGTGTCGACCATCCCCGCCAGATCCTCGGCGGTCAGCACGACTCAGGTCCCACGATCGGCGCAGCATCCTTCGCGGCAGGGCGACGACGAGGCTTCTTGGGCGCAGGGATGCCGGTCACGATGAACGAGGCGTCAGACTCGGCGCCCTCGACTGTCCAGCCGGGTTCCGTCGTGCGCGGATCGGTCTCACGAACACTGAACCGACGCCCGTCCTCATGCTCGATGATGACCCACACGTCGCTCACCACTCACCCACGTCAGCGCGCCATGCTGCGCGCATCCCGCGCGGGAGCGCCCGTCGGGCGTACTCGTCGGCGAGCCTGTTCAGGCTCGTGAACTTCTGCGAGCGGCTGAAGTTCTGCTGGTCGGTGCCGAAGTCGAAGCTGCGCGCTTCCTTGCCGGCCCACGCCTTGAGCACGTCATATGCCGAGCCGTTGACGTCGTAGTAGAGGCCGGTGATGAACACGGGCCCGATCGTGTTCGCGACGAACGACCAGTGGCCCGTGATGAGGTCGCTCGTGTCGGGCGTCAGGACGTTGAAACTCCGGTCCTTGATGACGGCCGTGTCTTCCCAATCACCACGAGGCGCGTAGTAGTCGTGGTATGTCACAGTGCCACCCGGGGCCGTCGACGGCCGCCAGGCGAGGAAGCACTCGGTCACTTCGACGCGGCGCTTGTCGAGGGCGTCCTGCAACTCGTCGTCGCTGAACACCGAGGTCGGGGGAGTCCCCGCGATGAGCGGATCCCCGATCGCAAGCCGGAGCCTCGTGATGAGCGCGGCCATCGTCGAGCGCGCGGCCATCAGGCGGCCACCGGTACAGCCTGGGTGATGGCGATGAACCGGGCGAGCTGCATCTTGAACGCCTCGTACTGCGCGATCTGCTCCGCGCGGATGACGTCACTGTCGAAGGGCTCGGGCATCTCATTCCAGCCGATGCCGGCCCACGTCCCGACGTATCGCTCGTGGGCGTACTCGCCGCCATGCGAGAGGTAGACGACCGGGCACCCACAGAGGCGGGCGATTTCGGTCATTCCCGACGCCGTGTCGAAGGTGTAGAGAACGCTCGTCCGGTTCAGCGCATCCGCCAGGGCTTCGGGGTTCTTCCGAAGCTCGTAGGTGATCGCCACCGCTCCGGTCGGGAGGGCCTGCGTCCGGCGGCCCTTGCCGACATAGAACATCGCGCCGGAGCGCGGCAGGTGGCGGTCGGTGTAGATGTCGAGTTCGACGGCCGGCAGCTTCAACAGCCGCTCCGGGCCGAGCCGGAGGTCATCAAACAGCTCGGAGTAGACGAACACGATCTCCGACGGGTCATACGACATGTCGCCGCCGAGCCTGCCGGGGGTGTTCAGCATCCAGCGAACGACATGCGGGGCGCCCCACGGGTTGCCGGTCACGACCTCGGGATAGACCGCGATCCAGTCGCCCTCGAGCGGCGCCACCCGAAACGGCGTCTGCCAGTCGGAGCGCGTCTGCGGGAACCCGACATACGCCCGCTGGCCCGCAAGGTTCAGTTCGTGGCAGAGGCGGTGGAGCGTCTTGGGTCCGGCGGAGGCGACGTCGTAGTCGAAGCTCCACACGAGGTAGGGGATGCTCACTGGACGTGCCTGATCTCGGTCCGGAGGTCGATCTCGTGAACGCCGTGATTGCTCGCGGGCGTCCCGAGCGCAACGAGCTTGGCGTGGGCTCCGATGAGTCCCGGGACCTCACCGATCCGGAAGCCGGCGGCTCGCACCGGCATGGAGAAATGGATGTCCTGTAGGCCGTAGCGGGCCTCGGGCGGCGTCATGTCGGGATGCGCCTTCCATTGGCCGCTGCCGCTGGACATCGAGTAGAACCAGTCCGACGAGAACCACGGCCGGGGGATCGTCTCGAAGACCTCGCGACGGATGAGGGTCGAGCCGAGACCGGACCAGCGGATCTCGCCGTTCTCGTCGTGGTTGATGCACGCCCAGGCATCGGCGACCGGGTAGTCGACCGCGACCACGTCGTACTCGCCGAGGAGCGCGAACGATGCTGTCAGGGCCGTAGGTGGGGGGACGTTGTCCTCCTCGACGAACCACAGCGCGTCGGCGCCGGTGGCGAGGCCGAGTTCTGCCACGCGCTCGTGGCAATCGGGCATGGGGAGGTCGTGCGATAGCCGCCAGCCACGAAACTCGTGACCAGCGACTACCGCCACTTCGACCGCGTTCGTCACGGCCTCGACGGTCCGGCTGTGAAGCAGACCGCGCGAGGGCGTGACGACCGCAAAGGTGCTCATCTCGAAGCTAGTCGGGAGCCTAGCTGCGGATGAGGGTGATCTTCTGCGACTGGAGAGTCTTGACGCCGTACAGGAGCTCGTAGGTGATCTGGACACCGCCGAGGCGGATGTCGTAGCCCATGAGCACGCTGATGACGATGCCCGACTCGGGATCGAGGACGTTCGCCCGGCGAGCGCCGAGGCCGGCAGGCGGCTCGGGCATCCCGCGGTAGGCGATGAGGGCCGCGTCACGCCGCCAGCCGAGGTTCTTGGTCTGGACCGGAGTGCCCGCGACCGAAGTCACGAGCTGGGACGACATGACGTCGTCGAACCCGGCCAAGGGGCCGAGGCTCTGCGGCCGGACGTTGATCCCGGGCCGTGCGAACGCGATCCAGTTGGCGATCGTGCTGTCCTGGGCCAGCGCGACTGCGTCCTTCGTGGCGATGGCGGCGTACCGCTTGCCCTGCGGCGCCTTGTTGTCGGTAAGCTTGCGCCAACCGGCAAGGAGCGTCGCGAAGGTCAGGTCCGTGCCGTAGGTGCCGACGGTGTTCGAGGAGGCGCCGGTCACGAGCTCGGCCAGGACCTTCGCCTCGACGTCCTCGGCCAGCGCGATCGCGGCCGCCTCGCCATAGCGAGCCATGACGTCCTGGTTGGCCTCGGCCCGGACGATGTCCTCGATCGTGAAGCTGACCTCACGATGGTTGTTCAGCGTGAGCTGGACTTCGGTCTCGCCGGACGGCTGCTGGATCGTGTACTCGGTGTTCGCGGACTTGTCGTTGACCGTGAACGTGCCGGGATACGGGATGTGGAGGGTGTCGCCGACGTTGAACGTCGCGACCTCGGAGTCCCGCTCGATGTTCTGCGCGGCGACGATGTTCGCTCGCAGGAACGGGATCGCGGACTGCGCCCACAGCTCGGGGATGAAATATTGCGCCTGGGTGACGTCGATCGTGTTCGCCATTGGGAGGTCTCCCGCGAGTAGGGAAGCCGCGATCCGTCGTCACTCGCACTCCGACGGAGCAGGTTGGCGGCACGACCGCCGTGTCTTAGCCGGTGATACGACCCTCTTTGCGTGCAAGGAGGATGTCGGCCTTGTTCGCTTCGTAGAACGTCGCATCGCGAAGATCTGCGAAGGTGTACGTGCGACCGGCGGCCGCACGTCCGCCGGCGGTGCCGGTATCGAACGAGCCGGCCGTCCGCGAAGCGATCAGGTATGGGTCGCTCTTGGCGAGTGCCGTCAACTGCTGCTCCACGTTCTTGACCGTGCCGTCGCTATCGACCTCGAGACCGCTGTGGTCGAGCAGGCGAAACGCCACGTCGGGGTTCGCATATCCGAGCTTCGCTGCGGCTGCCCTTGCTGACTCGCGGATCGCGCCCTGCTTGAGAGCCGCTTCCCGTTCTGCCAGCGTCGCCTCGGTATCAGCGAGACGTCGTGTCAACCGTTCCTGCTCGGACAGTTGAGCCTCGTCAGCCTTCTTCTTCTCGTCCTCGAAAGCCTTGAGCCGCTCGCGGAGGTTTTTGGACTCCGAGCGCAGCTTGCGTGCTTCCTCGAGTGAGATGGTCTCCGGCTGATGCTCACCACTCGACGCGTCCGCCTGGGTCGTGTCGCTGCCCGCCGGGGGCTGCGTTCCTGCGTCCGCCTGGGTCGCAGTCGCGCCTGTCTCATCTGCCATCGTAATCGTCATCTCCTACTTGTCAATGGGTGATTGCATTTTCCGCACAGTTCTCACTGGATGGGAACGGGCGGTGTGCTCGGCGTGGCGCCGGCTGGCCCTGTGACGGTTTCGGGGACCTTCGTCGGCACCGGGCGAAGCACCGGCACCTGTGGCTCACGGGCCCGCATCTCGACGAACCCCTGGATCTGCGTCGGCGTGTATCCGGCGTCCTTCCACAGTTGCTCCTCGGGAACCCCGATGGAGGCGAGCTTCACGAGCGCGTCGACGTGCTCGGACTCTGTCCGGTATTCCGGATCGCGCCAGATCGTCTCGGCCGCGACGTACGAACCGCGTTTCACGTCGCCAGTAGCCATAAACGCGAGCCGCTCGATCTCCTCCCAGCCCTCGCCGAAGTCGCGGATACGGCGCTTCGCTTTCGCGACCAGGCCGGTCTCCGCGGCTCGCAGGGACTCACCGGATGGCGGCTGTCCACCGTGCGAGAGGAAGTAGTGGTAGGGCGTCCGGGTCAGGGCGGCGATCTCGCGGACGAACTCGTCGATCGAGCGGATCATGCTCGACGTGTCGGTCTGCTCGAAGTCGCCGAACTTGGCATCCGGCGTCGCGGTCGACCACACGCGCTCGACAGCCGCCTGGAAGGGCTGGATGCTCTTTTTCGTCTCCGGGTCGATCGGGATTTCGAGCCCGGTCGCCCAGCGCTGCCGGAACGCCGCGTACTCCGACGACATGAGGAGGTCGAGCCAGACCTTGTTCAGCGCATCGTTGAGCGGGACGACGGGCGAGATCTCGCTCGCCCCGACATTGTCGAGGTCGGGGTCATTGACGAGCGCCACGACCGGGACCTCGCCCATTGCGTGCGGGAGCGGCCACTCCTCGCTGTCGACGAACCGGGGGACCCAGCCCTTCGTCGACGGATCCCGCTGGTACTTCTCGACGCTGTCCGGGTAGTAGAGCGTCGCCAGGGTGCGCTTGTCGTCCGTCGTCCAGCGCTTCATCGCGACCGCGCGCTCGATCGGGTCATCGCCGTAGCCGATGACGACCTCCTCGGGCTTCTGGACCCGGATCACCGGCACGCCGTTCTTATCCGGCGGCCCGACGAGGACCGGGCAGTCACCCTTGATGATCGCCTCGCGGTGGGCCTTCTGGCTCTGCGCGTCCATTTGGTTCGTCTGCCAGATCGTCCATGCGGTCTTGTCGGCCTGCTGGCCGCCGAACTGGAAGCCGATGACGGTGAGTCGCTCCTCGAGCGCCTGCACGACCGGCTTGCAGAAGTTGGCCGCGAACTGCGCGTACGTGTCCTTGACCGTCTTGCGGAACTCCGGCGTCGCGTACCGGAGCGGCTGCTTGCCGTTGTAGTAGGCGTCGAGGATCGCCATGTCCCTCGAGCGTCGGTCGAGGTCGCGCCCGAGCCGGTCGAGCCACCACGGCGAGGAGAACGGGATCAGATCGTCGGCCATGTCAGCTCCAAGTCTGGAAGGTGCGGTTGACGGGTTTAGGCGGCTCATCCATCGTCATCGCCGCCTCGTAGGCAAGGACATCAGCGACCGCCGCGTCGAGGCCGTAGCCATCCTCGCCTTTGATGAGGACGTAGCGAGTCCGCTGGTCGTCGGGGTCCTGGTGCAGATGCACCTTGCGGAGTTGGGCGTGCTTGACGTGCTCCGCGGTCACGGGATCCGCGTCGTGCGTCGTGGTTCCCTCTTGGATCGCCGTCCGCCAGCGATCTACAGCCGGCGCCATGCGCGTCGGCTGGTTCGTGTCGAAGTCGAGGACGCGCTTCTCGTCGACGACCTTCCCGGCGACGACCTTCTGGCCGAACTGCCGCCGCCAGGTCTCGATCTCGTCCCACCATTTCGGCGGGTCGCAGAGCATCAGGCCCACGCGGTAGGTCGCGAAGATGCGCGCGACCTCGTCGTTGACCTCCTGGCGGTTGACGGTCCAGTCACGCTCGTCCGGATGAGCGGTTCGCCACTGGATCAGCTCATCGCCCCGGGGTCGGACCCAGGCACGGATCAGGAAGCGGTAGCCGTCCTGCGTGCAGCCCCGGAGGACGGTCGCATCGCGCGAGATCGAGCCGTCGAACCCGACTCCGATGATGGTCTGCGCCGGAACGTCCCGCGGAACGACGAGATCGTCCCACTGGCGCGGGTCGATGGCCCTGCCGGCGCCGGTGGTCCGGATGTTGAACCAAAACCGGAGCGCTTCGTCCCACGGAGTCGCCGGATCGCGCATCTCGAGGATGCGGCGGTCGTAATCGACCCACCAGGCGTCCCCGTAGGTCTCTTTCAGCGCCGCACGCAGCCTCTCGTCGGGCCAATCGGGGTCCGGCTCGACCTTCGGACGCGGTGCGTACCGGAAGATGCCAGCGGCGCCCTCATCGGCGTCCACACCGGACGTTTCGGCGACCGATTTGAGCCCCAGCGTCGGTGCGTTGGTCGTCTCGAGCGTCCGGCCGCCCATTTTCGCCGTGTTCCGCTTCAAAACTCCCGCCAGGGCGACGCCGTGGTTGCTCCGGAACCACAGATGGGTCTCGTCGAGGACCGCATAGGTGATCCGAGCGCCCTCATGCGACCCTGCGGCGGCCGTGATCGGCTCGAGAGTGCCCTGCCGGCCGTCCGTGAAGTGCAATCGGGTCCGGCCGAGGTCGATATTGAGCGCCTTGGCGGCCGCCCGGTCGTTCGCGGACAGCATCGAGTACAGGACGCCGTACGTGTTCTCGGTCTGATCCTCCGACACGGCCGCGATCTGGACCCACGGCGCTGGCCGACCGCCCTCGCCCCACCGAGCGCCCTTCGGCTCGCCGTCATCGTCCCATCCGTCGAAGCAGACGGGCCCGCAGAACTCCTCGATCGCGTCGACGGCCGCCCACGGCGACTTCCCCCAGCCCTTCGCGGTCTCCATCTGGCCGCGGCGGTGGATCTTGCGGCCGGTTTCCGGGTCGAGCCGGTGCCACTCGACCACGAGCCGCGCCTGCTCGTCGGTGAATACGAGCGGCTGCGACTCATCAGCCGGCGACGGCAGGTACTTCGTGGCATGCTCGAGCACGAGCCAGCCGAGGGACGGGAAATCGCCCTCGTAGCGTGGGCCGCGCCACTGCCTCCGGGTGCGCGATCGCTCGGCGGTCATCGTCACGACTCGCCTCCGACGGCGGTCGGGAGTGCGCGCAGGTGGTCATAGCGGCCACTGGCTACCGGCTTAGGCTGGCTCTCGAGCACGTCCTCGGGCTTGGGTGGCGCCCATCGCCTATCTTGCTGCCCCTTCGGTGTGATACCGTACGTGTCCATCGACAGCCGGAGCTCGCTCATCCGCTGGAACTCACCGCGCTCGACCTGGTCGTAGAGGCGGATCACCTGACGGAGAGCTGGAAGATCCTCCGGGGTCCAGTGGGAGGAGAACCACGACTGCATCCACGTCGCCCACGCGGTACGTGACGCCGGCCGAAGCATCGTCGGGCAGGGCGGGGTCTCGCCATGCTGCCAGCCGACGCCGGGCGTGGCTTTCCACTCGCCCCGCACCGGCTTGGCGCGCGTCCGGCGCTGATCGGGCTGCTTCGGAGCAGGTCCTCTACCTGGCATCAGGCCGCCTCACGTCTGGGGCCGCCCACAAAGCCTGAGACCCGAACGCATCGCGACGGGGG